ATGGTGTTATGACCGCGTGACAGCGCCTGAGTTTGGTTGGGATAACATTGGCAACAAGATGTTGAAGATTGTTGATCGCTTGTTGAAAAAACAAAAACTTGTGATTTCTTCTAGCCGTGGCTTTAAGCGGGAGGCAATCAAATGATTGGCGTTCTTGCTTTGGTGCGCGACGAAGCTAAAACGCTGCCCCATTTCTTCGACCAAATGCAACGGTTCGAGTCGATTATTGACGATGAAGTGGTGTATTCTTTTTATGAGAATGATTCTCAAGATGGATCGGAACTGCTTGTTTCAAAATGGCTTCGTGGCGGCAGGCGTGGAAGTTTGTTAACCGAAACACTTGGCGTGGATCGTGTTAAGGGCAGAGATCAACGGCGCACGCAAATGCTTGCAATGGCACGTAATACGGCCTTGTGTCAATTGAATGTGTTTGAGCCCGATGTGCTTGTTGTAATTGATCCTGACATTGAATTCAGTGCAGATCATATTGTCACGTTGATTGATGCGCTTAAAGACAAGAGTATTGCAATGGCTTGTAGCGCAACGATGCAAGATATTCCTTGCGTGTTTGGTGATAGTTCAATGTCATATTACGATTCATGGGCATTTATTGGCAAGAATGACGTGCCAGGTATTACATTTGCCTATTGCCCTTCCATTGCTGATTCTGATCGACAACGCTGGAAGCGTGATGAGCCAGTCGAAGCAAAGTCTGCATTTGGCGGCATTGCTGCAATGCGATACTGTGACGTGATTGAGCAAGATGCCCAATGGAACGGAGATCAAGGGTGCGAGCATTGGGCCTTTTGTGAATCAATGCAAAATGCCGGCAAGATTATGGTCTTTCCTTCGGTGAATCCATTTGTCACGCATCACACAGCAGAAGGCATGCGTGTAGCGACAGAGGAGCATATCAACGCAATGCATCAACTTTACACTAAATACAATGGAGTGAAACCATGAGGATTATTTTTCGCACCACAGATAAAGTGTTTGGCATTCATGCTAAGCATCGTTTTTTCTCTAATGACAAGACTGAAGTTGCGTTGCGTTGTTATAAAAGTTTGCTGAATAGTCTTGATAGTTATCGGGATGAAGTTGAGCTTGTTGTTGTTGCTGATCGCGCTTCTGATCGTCTTCTTGATGGGCTTGGTAATTGCGACGTGTTGATGCAACGGAGTTATTCAGGACTGAAGGAAAGTATTTTAGACTCCTTTGCAATTGCCAACGAAGAAGATAGCGACTGGACATTTTTTATTGAGGACGATTACTTGTTCTGGGATGGTGCTTTTGATTGCTTGATCCCTGACATGAAAGGAGCGTTTGAACGCGGTGCTGGTTTTAGGGACTATTCAGGAATCATTCTTCATCCATCTGATTACTCTGATCGTTACACGAGAGAAAGCGATGTACGAAAGAAAGGACACATCATGCGTCCTGCTGACACTTATTATCGTCAAATCTATAACACCACGATGACAGTGTTAATGAATCGCTATGCGTTGGATGAGGCAACGAAAGTAATGGTGCCATTAATGGAGCAAAACCAACAAGGTCAAGGTTTTGATGCTATTTTTAGTAAACTTTACCAACGTGATGACATGTTGTGCTTGAGTCCTATTCCTTCCTTTGCGTTTCATTTGGACAATCACAACACGATGCCACCATTGATTGATTGGTGTGCAATGTGGGAGAGTTCAAATTAATTAAAATAAAATTTTACTAACATGACAACTAATCTCAATCCTCCGTTTTGGTGTGAAAAGGGGCATTTCAACCTTGACCAATATGCATGTATCGCAAATTTGTTGAAAAACAAAAATATTGAATACGCAATTGAAACTGGTTTTTGCACGGGTCGATCTTCTGTTGCCGTATTAAATAACTGCACCGAGTTAAAAACCTTCATTTCAATTGACATCAATTTTGATTACATCAACCCTTACGGCAAGCTAATGGTTGAAAAATTAAAAAATGCTTTCCCATTTTTTGATGCTATTGAAGGAAGTTCTCGTGCGATTATGACCACAGATTTTTTTGCCAAAAAATATCCTTTTGGCATTGATTATGCGATGGTCGATGGCGATCATACTTATGATGGTTGTTTAGAAGACTTGTGTCGCATCGCCCCGAACATGAACAAAGGGGGTGTTATTGTTGTAGATGACTACAAAAGCGGACCTCCAAATGGCTGCTCCATTCCCGATGTAACGAAAGCTTGTGAAAAATTTTACGATGCCAACTCTAACCTTTTTAACATTGAAGAGTGGAATATTAATGGAAAAGGGTTTCTTTTTTATACTAGAATTTAATCAAAACTCTTTTGATCATGACAGTAAAGGAACGCCGCGAAAAAGTTCGTACTGTAATGCGTGAATTTGAAGCTGGCACTTTGAAAAGCAGCAGCGGCGAACCGGTCAAGAGCAGGCAGGAAGCAATTGCCATTGCCTTGTCAGAAGCTGGTATGAGCCGCAAAAGCAAAAGTGATGAATACTGGGATGGTTATTTTGAGGCCATGCTGGGAAAGGACTGAGGGGCGACGCTGAATCGTTTGCCCCTCCATCGTCCGTAAGAGCTGCAGCGCGTCACGGCTTAGAGTTAAGGAAAAAGCATAAGAAAGGAGGTCTTTCTACGCAGGAGGCTGGTGAGCAGGGCATTGGCAGTGGTGTAGCTCGTGCGTCTGATCTTGCCGGTGGTGGTAAAGTCAGTTACGCCACCATTAAACGCATGGCAGCATTCTTCTCTCGTCACGAGAAAAACAAGAGCGGAGGGGAGGATGATGCGGGTTATATCGCATGGAGATTATGGGGCGGAGATGCGGGTCGTGCTTGGGCAAATCGTATTATTAAAATGGTTGAAGGTCGCAAAGAACAATCATGAGTGAATTTATGACGATGGAAGAAGAAGAAAGTGGCATCGGCGTAATGCAAGCTTTGTCAATTCTTTCCGCTCATGAGCATCGTGACACTGCTAATTGGAAACTTGTTCAAGAGCAAAGGTTTAAGAATGGCCGCCTCGACGAAACTCATATCTTTGTCGAAAGTTTCTATGACAAGGCTAGTGATGAATTTGAGTCGATAAAGATGTTGGTATTTGAAGCGGAAGCTATTGCTAAAGCGTATGTCATGGAAGAAGTGGAAAGTCAATTAAATGACCTTCGCGATGAAGATGATGAAGACTGAGCGGCATTAACAATAAAACTTGGATAACCACCAAGCCATAAAATGCTTACGCCGAACAATCCACTCATCACCCTGATCTGCAAGAAATCTGGTTGAATTTCTGCCTTTTCTAGGCGTGAGATGGTGCTTTGATTGCAATGCAGCGCAATGGCCACGTCTTTTTGCGACATGCCACAATTCATGCGTGCTGCTTTAATGCGAGAAGCGATAATTGCCTTTGCTTCTCCATAGGAAAGCTTTAGCACGTCAGTCTTGCTGGCTAAAATATGCTGCATTTTATGCGCTATTGCATAATTTTTAACATTCTACCTTGATTCATGGGCTATTGTTAACACATGGGCGACACATGCTTTCGCTACGATGTAGCGCCAATTGATAAATATGAACTCACGCCTGAAGGGTATCTTCGGGCGTGGGCGACTATCGCTCGCACTGGTGTTCAAAATTACACCGATGCGGACGGTTCAATTCGGCGTGAATATCGACCGAAAGATGAAGTGGCGTCCCCTGAGAGCCTCGCTTCATTTGCAAGCAAGGTCATCACTTTTGAACATCCTCCATCGCTTCTCGATTCTGATAACACTAAAAATTATCAGATTGGTTTCACTGGTTCAGAAGTGGTTTATGACGACGGCTTTGTTCGTGCAGTCATGACCATTACTGATCAAGATTCTATTAATCGAATCATGCGAGGTGATGCAAAAGAAGTGAGCGCTGGTTATAAGGTCGAATATGACCCGACGCCTGGCGTCACAGAAGACGGCGAAAACTACGACGGGATTCAAAGATCCATTAGTGGTAATCATGTTGCCGTAGTCCGTAGAGGCCGCGCAGGCCCTCAGGTGAAGCTTCATCTAGATCGACTAGATGCCGCTGATCCCTCTCTTATTAAACAACTTGAGGAACCATCTATGACCGCTAAGGTTGTGTTCGATGGCGCTGAGTTTGAAGTGAGCGAGAGCGTTGCTCTGGCGATCACTAAAGAACGCGAAGACGCCAAAATGTCCTACGAGGACATGAAAAAACAATACGAAGACATGATGGCCAAGGCTTCCAAAATGAAGGAAGACATGATGGCTATGGAAAAAGAAATGAAGGGCAAGGCTGATTCTGCCGAAGGTCGTGCTGATGCACTGTCTGAAGAAGTGGAAAGCCTGAAAGCTGAGCTTGAATCTGCCAAGCAAGTTAATCTTGACTCCATGGTGGAAGAGCGCATTGCTCTTATTGACAAAGCTCGTAAAACTGTTGACAGCGAATTTGATTTCTCTGGCAAGTCTGCTCGTGAAATCATGGAAGCTGCTGTCAAGGCAGTGCGTGGCGACTCTGATCTGTCCGAGAAGTCTGACGATTATGTGATGGCCATGTTTGATACTCTCACTGAAGTTGCTGCTCCTCGTGGCGATTCCGCTGAAACCGAAGAACTCCGCAAAGCAGTTTCTTCCATCGCTTCTCCTGGTGTTGCGAAGGATTCCTACTGGGAAAACACGACCAATGCTTGGAAGAACCCTCTCTCCACTTCTAAGGAGGCTCGCTGATTATGGCCGTCGTTTTCACCGCATCTGGTACTGCTGCTGCTGGCGGCGTCCAGTCCACTTATGACCTCACTCATCAGGCTCTCCTTGAGGGTCAACTGAGCGACATTCGTGACAACACCATTTCCACGCAAATTGCTGAAGCCGGTAAAGTTGCTTTTGGTAATGTTGTTGTTTACAACTCTGCTGGTACTGTCGCTAATTCCGCAAAGACCATTGCCGCTACTGGCGACACCGTGCTTGGCGTGAATGTGCTCACTTACGTTGATGAGCAAACCACTGATTCCGATAGTCGTCCCGCTGCTGCAAGCGGCATGACGCTGAACGTAGCTAACGAAGGCGCTGTTGCTGTTTATGTGACTGGTGCTGTTACGCCCGCTTCGGTTGTACGTGTGCTTTATTCCGCAAGTGGCACTGGCAAGGCTGGTCAATTCTCCCACGCTTTTGCGTCTGGTAAAACCGTTCGCCTTGCTAACGCTCGTTTCCTGACTAGCACCACTACGTCGGGTATTGCGATCCTGGAGCTAAACGGCCCCAGCTTCACTCTTTCCGCTGATTCCTGATAGGAGGCCCTCATGACTGTTGCTCGTTACGATGCTGAAGCTGGACTGTTTTTAAACCGTCAGCTTGAGTTTATTCGTCCTCAAATCTTTGAGACGAAATATGCGGATATTAAGTATCCGACCATTCTGCCTGTCACGTCTGAAGCTGGTCCTGGCGCTCAAACCTACACTTACCGTGTGATGGACTCCACTGGTGAGTTCAAGGTGATTTCTGATGCTGCTGATGATCTGCCTCGGGCTGATGTGACGCAAGTCGAGAAAACCATCAACATTCGTTCCATTGGTGGTTCTTTCGGCTACACAGTGCAGGAACTGCGTGCTGCTCAAATGGCTGACATTGCCCTTGAGCAACGCCGTGCTGCTGCTGTGCGTCGTGCTTATGAAGAGAAAGTGGAATCCATCGCTATGTTCGGTGAGTCTGCTGTCGGCCTGACTGGTTTCTTCAACAACTCCACTGTTGATGTTTACACCGCCGATAAGTGGTTCACTGATAGCGGCACCACTTCTCAGGAGATGTTGGATCTGTTGAACTATGGCGTTAGCGCAATCGTTAATGCTTCCAGAATGGTTGAGCAGCCCGACACCATTCTGATGGCTTACGAAGATTACAACGTGGTTTCCACTCAGCGGAACTCTGATTCCTCTGATGTGACCGTGCTTGAATACTTCCTGCGGACCAATCCTTACATCCGCAACATCGAAGCCATCAATCAGCTCGATGCTGATAATAGCAGCCTTATTACCAACCGTATGGTGGTTTATAAGCGCGATCCTGAGAAGCTTCAACTGCACATCCCGCAGCCTCTGGAACTGTTCCCGCCTCAGCAACGTGGTCTGGAATTCATTGTTCCTGCTCATGCTCGTGTTGGTGGCGTGTCCATCTACTATCCCAAGAGCGTGATTTACGTTCAGGCCACCTGATTCTGATCGTAAGGTCAATCAAGTAAAAGGGCGTTAAGATGTTGGCAGTTCTTATTGAACAAAACAATGTTGATCGCTTATCGCCCTGAACTTGAAAATCCTCCTCGCGAAGGTGGGTTTGGTGTTATTACTGACAGTGGTATTATTCAACTTACCCCTGGCATGAACCACGACGTTCCAGATGCAAAATGGGAAGTCGCTAGGAAAAATGGAGCAGTAAAACGCCTAATGGCTATTGGGGCCATTGAGGAACTTAAGGCAGAAATTAAGGAAGACAAGATTCCTGATAGTGTGAAAACACTTGCCGGGTTCCCGCTCACTGAAGCTCTTCGTTGTATCGAATTGATTCACGACGAGGAAAAGCTTGAAGAATGGAAGAAGATTGAAGGACGTGTTCGCGTTCGTAATGCAATCAACCGTCGCAAAGAAGCCATCCGTACTGGAAATGCTTAATTATGGCAGTCACTTATTCTTCATTTCTTGAGCGCTTTCCTGAATTCACTCCCCACCCATCGGGAATTGTGAACGGAGCAATTGAGGAGGCCACCGCAGATGCTTCTGCTGATTTGTTTGGCAATCAAACCGATAGAGCCGTAAAGCATCTTGCCGCTCACATTATCGCCATTCAACTTGCTCAAATGGGCATTCAGATTGGCGCTACTGAAGGCAAGGTTTATGGCAAAGGTTTAGATGCTACGCAATACGGCAAGGAGTTTAAGCGACTGCTCAACACCATTCCTTCATCTTCAGTTGGTTTTGTGGTATGACAAATAGCCTGCAACCACTTGCAAATGCCACATTGGTTTGGCAGGTGGCTTCTGGCTATACCGTTGACGCTGAGACTGGTAATTATGTTGCCTCTGCAACGGGCATCACTTATTACGCAACTCTTACGCAAAAACGCAATCCACAATACGATTACTTACTGGGGAGCGACAATACTGCTGTTTACATGGAGGGAAGATTAACAAACCCTCTTGTATTTTCTGGAGTTACGCCTGGTTCCAGTGCAGCAGCAACCATTAATGGAAGGGAAGGGAGATTTGAGCTATTACCTAACGAGCAACTTGTTGAGCATTATTGGCAGTTTCTCGGCACACCAATCAGAGGCATATTTAGACTGGTTGGTAAAGGAAGCGTCTTGAACGCTTAAAACCATTTCTCTTTCCATTGAGGACCAATGACTCTCTATCATCCAACTGAACTGGTTAAGAGCCAAGACGTTATTGTGCGTGTTGGCTCGATTGGCGGCATTGCACGCCCTGTGATCACCCAGAGCGGCGCTACGTTCACCGTAAGCGGCGCTCCTACTCTCTATACTCTCCAAGCCGCTACGACGGCTTCTGTGGCGTTTAACGACGGCAATCAGGAATTCTATCTCCTTGGTGGTGGTGGTTTCTCTGATAGCGTGATCGTCACTTCTGCCGCCACGGCTTCTATCACGTCTTATTTCCAGAAAGACGTTGATGGTACGGTGTTTGTCCCTAATAGCTTTGATGAAGCATTCCAAGTGATTACTGCTTCTCGCTATGACAAGAACCATGAAGTGTATGTTGAAATCAACAAGCAACTGGGTGTTTCTGGCGTCACTTACTACTACGATCGCGTGGCATTTGTTGCTTGCGTGATGAACTACAACGAAAGCTATCCTGCTGATAATCTCGTCGAGGTTACTTTCGACCTTCAAAGCCGTGGTCGTATTGGCATTCACCAAAATGCCACTTCCAGCGGCACCATCATCCCGACCGCTCCCAACTGATTTTCTTCCATTGATCTTTGCTAGGCTCCTCTATATGGGGAGCCTTTTCTTATGGACATAACACAAATTAGAGACTCAATTGTTACGCTTTTAAGCGACAGTCCAAATCTGATTGGTAAGTATATTTTTCCTGACGCAACGGAAGTGCCTGCTGTTTATGTGGTGGGACAAAAAAGCGTACCGAGTGAATGGAAAGTGAAGGGGCTTGAAGTTACGATTCGTCAATACCCTGAAGTGTTACCAGAAGCAGGTGTTGGCATTGCAACAGTTTTGCAACAATGGGAAACCGTATTGGTTCAATACAATCCTGACGGAAAGGAAATTGCTGATGCAATGGATCGAATGGCACGGCGTTTTCCTGATGCAACTTTTCGGTATACGCCTGGTGATGACATTGCTTATGAAAGATGCAGGATTATCATTCCTGACATGACTATTCGTCGTCTTTACGCTGAACCATAATGGCCATCACTGCAAAAATTGTTGGAATGGAGCTTATTGAAAAAGCCTTGATGGATGGCTTTGAGCAATGGGCAAAAGAAGACATTAACGACGCCCATTGGGACGATCAGTTCAAGGAAGACAAGTGGCTATGGGATCAAGAGACAAAACGAAAAAACGGCGAAGTTGTTTTCAGTCCTCGTAATATTTACGACCTTGGTAATTTATACCAGGCGGGTGTAGATAGCTTGGATATTCAAAAGAGCGCAAATGGGATAAAAGCAAATTGGGACTGGAGCGCAGCAACTAATGCGAATGGAGATTCCTATGCTTGGTACGTCCATGAAGGCACTAAAAACCACCCTGGCAGGCCATTCACTGATGATATTTCCATTCCATCGTCTTTCTTTAGAAAAGCTCCCGGCAAGGCCCTTAAATTACGAGTTGGTCAACATCTGGAGAAGCTAAATGCAAATTGATTATCTATGGAGTGAAGATAATCGTCTTCATGCTATAAATTGCAAAGTTAATGGCACAAATTTGGAAGTTGGGATCCTTTGCGCTATTGCTTTCCATGAGGAGACCACTAGAATCTATAACGAACATCATTCTTTGATCGTTGAAATCCCTTACGACATTCGTTCAGGGAGCGAAAAAGTGAAGGCTTTCAACGCTGTATTAAACATCCTTAGCCATGAGCAAATATAGTTTCGTCCTTCAAGGCAAAGAGCCGGAATACTTTGAGCTACTGCCTACATTGCGCCTACAGAAGCATGGCGGCTGGCTGGTTGCTGAAGCTATTGAGCAGGAAGAAGCGAGTAAAAATCAAAGCCAAGCAACAATTCGTGCCGTGCAACTTGCTAAGCGCATTGCAAAAGCTAAGGGCATTCCATTGACTGAAGCATTTGACTTGTTGCAAGGTGGTAGCGGCTTGAATGAAATGGAGCTACTGGAAGATTTTGCTGAAGAAACTCTCAGCATGTTGGATGGTTCTGGTGGTGTGGAGGCAAACAATGCTCGCATGGCTACTACGTTCATCCGTTGTCGTGGTGAAGCAATGATTGATGGCGAATGGACTCGTGTTGACGATTGGTCCATTGAAGACACCAAAGCGATGGGGCGTTCGTTGATTGCAAAGATGATGGAATTTATTGTATCTGAGCAAGAGGCTGAAACGAAGGAGGCCGACCTGGGAAAAGCGCCGAAGAAGACGAAAGCCTCTCCGAACCCGAAAAGCTTGAAGGAAGAGCCCGACGAGTTCTAAAAAAACTTACAAATTGGAACGATATTTATTTTCGCTTGTCGTCTTCTGACTATAAAGACAGTCGATGGCATGCGGAGAGTTTTGGCATGCAACGTGTGCAAGACGTAGTGGCTGCAATGAAATGGATAGAAAAGCAAGATGTTAACAAAATTAATCTCCATAGCGTATCAACAGCAAAACTTGGCAATGTTGTTGTTAGTGCATTAGCAGGCAAAAAAGCAAAAGCGAGTGCTGAAGATTTCTTGCCGTTTGACCCAAGAAAACAGCGTAAAGAGAATGGTATCACTGACCAAAGCTTGAAAGTATTGAAACGTTTGATGAAAACAAGAAGGATGAATGGTAAAGTTATTAGCATGCTTGCGGATGAGCTTAAAAACGCATCCTCAAGAGATGTAGAATAGAGCTAAACTGTAAAATATTGGCGCATTTGATATGGCTCCTGAG